CACCCGCTTTTGGGGTAGTCCACGAGGTAATACTGCACCCTGCAGACGAGGCATTCGATGTGCCATTCGTTCACCACGACAGCCTTCACACCAGACCCTTTATCCGCACAGCCTTCCCTGTGCCGCCTGACCCTTTGCTCACCTCGAGCCTGTACATTCGCGTCACCTGATACACCTCTTCCGCTGTCAGTCCCAGGCGCTGGGCTATCTCTGCCCGCCTCAGTCCATGCTGCATGAGGCTGATAATCTTCCGCTCGCGCTCTGCCGCATCCATCTTTTCGCTCTTTTCTTTCATTCGCATCCGAATCCTTATTGCATTTCCCATCTAACCGCGCTTTACATTCCTTTGTTGCTGCCGTATTGTCCGCCGTACACGAAGTCTCCTTAACTGAGTGTTTGCCCCGCTTGGCGTCTTTATCCTTTTGTATGTCTTGCGGGGCTTTTTTATGCCTCCCACTTGAGCTTCTGCTGCAGCGGATGCGTGTCCACTCTTGGCCTACTCGGCACGCTCCAACCCTGACCAACTTTAGTTGTCGCTTTGCCTATGCACCGCCATCCTGCGCCTCGTAAGCTGGCACCGCCCTCTGATTCTAGGGTATATGTGATCAAGCTTGTGTATCCCATCGAACGCGCAGCCTTCCACGCTGTTGCGTAGAGCATCGAGCATGCGTTTCTCGTGCCGTCTGTGCAGCACCGATTGACCTCAAGCGTCCAGCCGTCATCAAGATGCCTGGCCACAGGCCTGCCGACTATGGCTACGCCTCGCACCACATCCTCTTGTGACACGGCCACACAGAACTTTGCACCAGGCACCGGCTTGTGATGCCGATGATGCTCAGATACAAAAGAGTTTGCCTCATCCAAGTTGATGGGTGTAACGGTCAGTTTGCTCAAACCCCACACATCCCATCGCACTCGTCACCAAAGTCCATAGTGATCTGGTCTTCCGCGGGATCAGAAAGATCTGCGTCCTTGAGCGGCACGAGTGATCGGTGTATGTAGATCTTGCTCGTTGTGCCCCTGAAGTTATCGCGTATGTGCTCGTCCACCTGGACGGCTTGGGCCCATGACTTCTCGTCGGTTGCTTTCATCTCGCGCCAGAAGGCGTTGTCATGATAAGGACAGAATGTGCATGCGCTTTTCTGGGGTAGCTCGTTGTACCCGTTGTCGCGCATCCAGCGCAGGCAGTGCCATCGTGACATACGGGTTTCGATCAACGGCCATCGGTTGTTGCACCACTTCTCTGGCGCATCCTTCATCCGCTGTATCTCGTCGGTGCTGATACCTATCCACTGCTCGACTGTATCTGCTGGGATACGCTGCCCTTTCTTGTAGCCTGCCAGTTCACGCAGCTTGCGCTGTATCGGCGTGACCTTGTAGTCACGGGTACATTGACGCATCAAGATGCCCTCACCCACCCCGCTTGGCGATGCGGTGAAGAAAGGCGGCGATGCGCTTCTGTTGTCTGGGTTCATGACATCTTCAAACAGATTGCCTCGCGTCACACGCAGAACGGGAAACGGTAGCTGTGTTTCCAGCCAGTCTAGCCATTCGTATATGTGATCGGGTTCCGCTTGTGTGTCTGCGAAGATCGCGTAGTCAGGCATGGGTGTGATCTCACCCTTCGCTGCCATCAACGCCATCACGCTCGACTGTACGCCTGCGCCCAGGCTGATTACGGTTAGCTTGCTCATTGTTAATAATCTTTCGGCGTAATCAACCGCACATCTGCGCTGTCTTCATATCTATCAGTTGGGCCTTTATCTATTTCGTAACCCCACAAACCTTCATTTTCTACTTTGTTGTTGTAGAAACGATTAAGTTTTTCTTCTGCCTCATGCTCGTCTTTAGCTTTAACCAGAACCCAATGAGTTCCACTATAATTAACTCTATATCCAAATTCTTTTTCATCACTCATCTTATGCCTCCCAAGGCCTTGTCATTTCATTTGATTCCAGATAATGCCACACAGCAGAACCTGGAATTGCATGCGTCTTGACGATGCTGCCCTTGTACTTCTGCACATACGACACAGCTTTCATTGCAGATTTTTCTCCACTAGCTAATCCAGATTTACTCAAAGCCTCCTTGGCCAAGAGTTCTAGCTCTTTGCGCTTGTAGAACTTTGTACTGCTCATCGCATCAACCACGATCCCAGCGATTTTGACTTCATCGTCCTCTGTCAGCGCGGGTTTTGTGTTGCGCGGCGTGAACTCATTCACCTTCCAAATACCATCACCAAAGTCGAAGCTGGCCAGATGTTCTTTAGGCTCCATTGCGTTACGCGCCTCGTAGAAGATAGAGACATCGGGCTTCTCGCCGCTGAGCTTGATGCCGCTATCGAACCATCCTGCGAATACGCTACCGCCCCGTGCTGACATGAACGATTTATCATCTGCCCGTTCTTTACCTGTATGGTGGGCGATGACCACGCTGATACCGTGCATGTCGATCAGCATATCAACACGGTCTAGGAGCTTTCGTATCTCTGTGTTGGAGTTCTCTTCGCCGTCAAAGAAGTTGATGATCGGGTCGATCATGACGATGTCGGGCTTGTGAAACTCTATCTCTTGGCTGAACTGTTCGATGTCTTGGTCGCGCATCAGGTTCTTGCGTAGCCTGCCGCTGATGATCAGGTTGCTATGCCCCATGGACAACAGTTCCTGATCGAACTCAAAGCGCCGATAGTATGTGTCGATACGTCGCTTCAAGAACTCTGCGATGATCTCAGCCTGGAACCACATAACCTTGAGTGGGCGACTGAACTCGACATCCATAAAGTCTGTGCCAGTGGTTGCTCCTGCTGCGAAGGCACCAAGCCAGTTGGATTTACCAATCTTTGGTTTGCCCAACAGCAGCACCCGACTCTTCTGGAATATGAAAGCATCGCCCCAGTACTGTTCGATGCCATCGTCGGTCATGCTTGACCATTCATCAGCATTGAATGCTTGCAGCCCTAGTGGGCCAGAGGTTTTTTCTTCTTCATCATCCGTCCGCTTTTCATCCAGCGGGTCTTCTTGTGACTGTATCTCTTTGAGATCCTCGTTGATCTCAGTCTGCCACTTGGATGTTTGCCACCCCATAATGCCTGCATTGACATCGTCTGGGTGCCGTTTGATGTGGCCGTTAACTATGCTGATGGTGGTGCGGGTGACTTCGATCAAGTCCATGGGCGGGAAACACCCTTGATTCCAATCCTGCGCCTTGATCAAGACCTCGCGCATACCCCAGCCTTCTTTGACCCACTTACCTACCAGTCTGGCCAGCGTATCGTTACGACTGCCTTGTTCTCTGGGTTCTTCAGTAAGCTTTTCTCGGATCGATTCGACTTTGTTGCCGGTGTTGAAGACGTGTATCTGCTGCAGGTCCTTGTCTGCGATCACAGGCAGGTCATCCATCCCGCCGACGCCGTACCCCTGATCGCATTCCATGCTGTAGCCAACGCTGGGTGCCACCATGACGTAGCCGCCATCTCCTCGGATGTCGAGTTTGTTTTGGCCAACGCTGTTGCGGATGACAGAGCCACCACCTAGAGAATAGAAGTAGTGCTTACCACCCCGCGGCGTTGTTTGAACCAGTGGTGTGCGAGATATCGCGCCTGCATCTATCCATCTGACTGCATCGTCCGAGTCAGCATCGACCACGGCGAATGATATGCCGGTGATTGCTGCCCAGTTCGCGCCTGGATACTGCGTGTGCCATTGGTTGATCTCGTCCTTTGATGGCTGGATCTTCTGATAGTGTTGCCACTTGACCCGTGGTGTCTTAGCCCACTTGGCCTTGAGGTCTTCTTCTGTTTCAAACGGATGCCGTGTTCTGAAGTACTGTGGAACTACTTCAGTCGGTGAGCCACATGGAATGATGTGCATTCCTTGTTCCCACATATCATGTAGCAGTTCTTCTTTTGCCTCGGGGGACATGGGCCCGTCTGTGTTTGACGATAAGAAAGGCATCATCACTCCACCCTTTGTACCCAGAACGCATCTTCCGAGACACGTCTTGATTTTATTTTCATTCCCAAGTTGTACGCGGAAGTCCTAATTCCCCGAACTTCTTCCTCGCTTTTGACGGTGATGGTATCGTTCACTTCCATCTTGCTCAGAAGCTTCTGCCATTTGCCCGAACCTCGAGTAGGATGCGGCGGCACCTCTGAGTTTTTTTCAATCACATATTCCATTGCTGGCTCCTTTACCAGTTGCCGATACTAACTCCCCATATTCTTTAATACAATTTTTTTTGTAAAAGGTGTTGCACTTTGTTTATCCATCAGTCATTCTCGGTTGCGTAGAGAGTTGAGTTGATAGATAGAAAAGGAAAAGGATATGGCAAGCATTGAATGTTTGGCTAAGCAGTGGCTTGGAGCGAAAGAAAAGAAAGCAGAGATTGAGCGGCACATCCAGCGGATTGAACGTGAGATCCTTGATTCTAAAGAAGCAAGTGAGCTTCTAAGACCCATCCATAATGAAGGTGGCGAGAAGACTAAAGACGGTATCACCGTTGCTATTAGTCGTACCCATGTCTGGGATCAAGCCCAGATTGATGAACTCCTAGAGGCTACGCCTCAAGACGAGTGGCCCTCCTTTGTTTCCCAGCAGACTTCCTACAAGGTCGATATGCGTTCGTTTCAGACGTATGCCATGAACCATCCGAAGGATTCAGGCAAGTGGCACGATGCACACTCGATCAAACTCGGTGACCCTAAGGTCAAAACCATCAAGGCTGAAAACATAAAGGAGGCATAGCATGTCGTTACTTCAGCAAGTGACGAGCACCCGCGAAAGCGGAGGCTCAACACCGCCTGTACGGATGAATATCCAGGGTACGGACGGTATCGGTAAGAGTACGTTTGGATCAGGGGCTGAAAGCCCTATCTTCATACAGGCAGAGGACGGTCTGTCCTTTATCAACGCCCCGCGGTTTCCCCAAGCAAACACTTGGCAGGAACTGTTGGACCAGGTGAAGACGCTTGTGATGGAAGATCATGCGTACAAGACTGTTGTTCTTGACACCACTGACGCTGCAGCCAAGCTTGGCGAAGCTCAAGTGTGTGAACAGAACGGTTGGTCATCGGCGGCGGATCCCAAGGCAGGTTACGGTGCGTTCTACGTTGCCGAAGAAAACGCCTGGGTTCATCTGCTGTCAGGCCTCAATGCGCTGCATACCCAGAAGGGTATGAACATCATCTTGTTAAGCCACGTTGCTTCCAAGGCATACAAAGATCCTGAACTGGAGCCGTATGACCGATGGGAGATGCGCTGCAACAAGAAGGTGAACGCGCTCATCAAAGATTGGGTTGATTTCAACCTGTTCGCAAACTACGAAACCCAGTTGATCAAGGACGGCCAGAAGGCCAGAGGTGTCAGCTACGGCAACCGTGGTTTGTACACAAAGTTTGCTGCGGCATACGATGCGAAGTCTCGTATTGAACTGCCCTCCAAGCTTGAGTTTTCATGGGATAAATTCATGGAAGCCTACATCGCAGCACTGTCTGCAAACACAAACACTGAAGCAGCTTAAAGGAGCAGCACTATGGGTCTATTAGATCAAGGAATCGATGTCAGCAATATTGAGATTGGTGGCTCGGACAATACCCCAATGCCAGCAGGCGATTACACACTGGCTGCGGCGATGTACGAAGAGACTATGTCGAAGGCCGGTAACGAGATGATCAAGATTGAGTTCAACGTAGTTGGACCCACTCACGCAGGTCGTAAGGTCTGGGATTATTTTGTTCTGAACAATCAGGTTGGCCTGTCTCGACTGAAGGCTTTCATCGGATCAACGGGACAGGATGCATCTCAGTCCTTGAACACCGACATGCTTCGTACCGCGATGGGCAAGCAGTTTACTGCAGCCATCAAACTCGAGCCTGCTGCAGGCCAGTACGGGCCCAGCAACAAGATTGGTGGGTACAAATCTGGTGCCGGTGCGCCTCAGGCCCACGCTCAAACTGAGCAGCCACAACAGGCACAGGCTACGCCAGCCGCAGGTCTGAACACCGCAAGCTGGTCTTGATGTGAGATTGGTCGGGGGTTTGGTTTAGCCCTCTCATGGCACGTTCCCGTCCGTGTGACCGAAGGCGGGGCTAACTTGGAGAACATCATGGACAAGAATGACATAAAGACAGGAATAATAGTCGGCATCGGGATCATCGTTACGATATATGCCCTGTCGTTTGTGTTGCTTTTGGTCGTGGGTAGATAAAAGAAAAGGAATGAGAATGAATTTACAGTCTGAAAAAACAATACGCTTCTCTCGTAACGCACTGAACAGCCACATCATGGCTGAAGCGGTCAAAAGCGGAACGAAGAAAACGGCAGCGACTGCGGTCATTGCCCAGAGGGTTGGTGTTGATCGCAAGAGCTTGAAGGATTTTGTTGAAGGTGATGTCGCCAAACCATCTTCTAGGGTTATGCAGAAGTATGTCGATTGGCTTGGAGCTAACCCTGAAAAGGGCGAAAAGCCTTTGCTCGTACCTAAAGAGGTTACAACTGCGCCTTTATCTAACGATGAAATCGCTATCTTGTTGGATCTTTTGGGAACGACTGCGTTAACCATCAGGGATGATTCCCAAAGATTGGAAGCTCAAACAGGTGACTACGAGGTTAGCCAGTCAACCCAAAAAGCCCTGTATCTTCAAGAAGGGCGGTTGAACAGGCTGAGCAAAAAGCTTGAATCATTGGCTTCGTGCAAGTTTGACTTTGACGTTGAGCTACAAACCGTAGTCCCGTTGAATTAGAAGGACAAAGAATTATGGAAGAAGACAAGTACGGAATCGAAATGGAAGGTGACAGCGAAGCTCATGAGTACGCTATGGATTTGATCAGGAACCTTATGGAGATCAGTGCGGAAGAGCTAGATCCCCGCGTCCTGGTCGAAGTCATGATGGTGTATTCGCTTGGTTGGAACATGGCTCATGGCGACATAGAGCTAATGTCTCAACTGCTGCCTCAGGTTTTGGAAAGCATTGAAGATGGTTCTCATGCCAAGATGGCCGAGGTCTTAAACGAGGAAAGGATATGTCATTAGCTACTGAAGACCGATTCAAAACTCGTAAACGCGCCGTTCTGCGGTGCATAGACAAGGTTCGCGATGCGCCAGATGACAACTGGGCTAAGCAGTACTGGCAACAAACGTATCGGAAACTGATGAAAGAGCGAAGGAATGAAGCTAAGGTATTATCAAGAAGAAGCAATTGAAGCAGCACTGCACTGGTTTGATACCCAAGCAACACATCCGTTAATCGTCCTACCTACTGGGGCTGGCAAGACGGTTGTTTTTGCCAACCTCATCAAGCAACTGTTTGAGGCTGAGCCTGACTGCAGAGTCTTGATCCTCGCGCATCGACAGGAGCTTGTCACCCAGGCGGAAGACAAACTCAAGAAAGTATGGCCATGTGCGCCATCTGGAATCCTTGCAGCCGGTCTTCGCCAGTACGAAGTCGATGGTCGTATCGTGATTGCCAGCAGAGACACGCTGGCCACACCCAAGCGGCTGGCTTCTTCTGGCCATTTCGACTACATCATTGTGGACGAGGCCCACCATGTGGCGCCAGACCCGAAGACGCGATACCGCAAGATCTTTGACTACTTTGATGAAGAGCAGTGGACACCGCCCAAGATCCTTGGCGTGACCGCCACCCCTTTTCGTATGGGTCAGGGCTTCATATACGGCCTAGACGGTCAGTTTTTCTCAGGCGTAGCCTACCGCGTAGGCATCCCAGAGATGATCAAGAACGGCTATCTGTGCCGTCTTTCGGCATACAAGGTCAGCGATGACGCTGTGATCGATGCTTCTACCGCACGAGTGAAGTTCAAGGGTGGTGACTATCGTGAGTCAGACATTGAGAAACTGGCCATGGAAGATCAAACCATGCTGTCCATTGTTGCCGATTGGATCGACAAGGCGTACAGCAAGGGCAGGATGAGCAGTGTGTTCTTCTGTATCACAGTGGCCCACGCCGAGAAGATGTGCATGTACTTGCGCCAAGCTGGTATCGAGGCTGCAGTTGTGACAGGTGAAACGCCCCAGGCTCAGCGTGAGGATATACTGGAACGCTTTGAGGACGGCAAGATACACGCGCTGTGTAACGTCGCCGTACTTACTGAGGGTTGGGACGCGCCTCGTACCGACTGCATCGCGCTGCTACGCCCCACCAAATCATTGGGCCTGTACATGCAGATCTGTGGTCGTGGTATGCGGACCTGGGGTGATAAGAAAGACTGCTTGCTGTTGGACTACGGCGAGAACATGAACCGTCATGGCTGCATTGATACAGCTAGACCCGTCACGCCCAAAGATGAAGACAAAGAGAAAGAAACAAAGATCTGGATTTGTGACTCTTGTGTCGCTGTCAACGACATGGACGATAAGACCTGTGTCGAATGCGGCGCACTCAAGCCTGTTCCCGTACAGCAACCCAAACTGTTTGAAGAAGAAGAGAAGGATGCTGCCGCAACTAGGCAAGCTGCTCAAGGATCGGTTCTTTCTGACGAGCTTGATGAACCAGCGCAGAAGCTTGAGAAGATCAAGAACATCGACTTCATTACGGCGCAGAAGAAGAAGTCAAAGAACGGCAACGACTACTTGAACGTTGCGTTTTCTAGCCCTAACGAATACTGGCCACAGAACATGCCCATCATGCTGGGTATGCGCGGCAAAGCAGGCTCGCTTGCAGAGCGTAAGTGGCGGGCCCTCACAAACAACTACGCTTGCCCAATCAACATCGATGATGCGGTTGACCAGGTGAACAATGAAAAGGCTTTAAGCCACATCAAACAAATAACTGTAAGAAAAGAAGGAAGGTACTGGAATGTCGTCAGCGTCCATTTTTGATCGGATCGATGAACAAATAGCAGAGAAGGAAGGCCGTAGCCGCGGCCACCTTGGCTTCAGCGGCATCGGTGATGACGATGAGTACAAGCAATGGATGGGCTTCCATTGGTGTTTGCCATCTACCTTTGGAGGCAGGATGCTGCGCCTGTTCGATCTAGGCAACCGCATTGAAGATCAGGTAGTCGATAACATTCGCGATACCGACGTGATATCTATTGCCTCGCACGACAAGGACGGAAACCAATTCCGTGCATCGTTCTTTGGCGGACACTTCGCAGGCTCGTGTGACGGGCTTCTCAAGGGCATATTTCCACCGCCCAGCGAAGAGGTGGTCTTGCTGCTTGAGGTGAAGAGCGCCAACGACAAGCGGTTCAAGGAGCTTGTGAAACTGCAGAGTTACGAAGCCTGGAGTGAAACGTATCGATGGCAGATCCACGCTTACATGGGCGCGCTTGGCCTGACCATGTGCATGGTGGTGGTGGTCAACAAGAACAATAGTGAGGTGTACGAAGAGATCATCGACTTTAACCCAGACATTTGGGACAAGGCACAAGCTAAGGCTTATCGCATCATCACCAGTGACGCGCCCGACAAGAGCACACGCATGTCTGAAAAAGACTGGCGCATGAAGAATGAGTCCAACTTGTACCGTGATATCTACTACGGGCGCCGTCTGCCGGAGTCGGTCAACTGCAGAAACTGCAAGAACGTGAAGCCGCTGACTGAATCAAACGGTGCCGTGTGGTACTGCAAGCGAAAGGAGAAGTCTCTGACGCTTCAGGAGCAGCGAGACGGGTGCAAAGATCACATGTGGATACCTGCGCTGGTTAATGCAAATCACCTTCCAGGAAAAAGCACAGACGATTCTACTGCTTATCAGGTTGGGATCATGGAGTTCTACAACTCAACGTCTGAGGTGACGGGTGAGTATCATTACAGTAGTTCTGAGATCAGAGAGCTATCGAAGGCAGAGTTCGATGCTGGTCTTATGATGACGGGTGAAAGCGTGCGACGTGACTTCCCAGGTAGCTACCTAGATAACGTCGATGAGCGCAAGGTTCCGTTCTAGTCCCAGTCTCTTGGGTCTTTGACGATCAGTATTTTGGTTCCAGGGTAGAGGGCTTCGACTAGCTTTTTCTTGAGCGCGAACACTTGGGTGATCACACCCTTAACGTCCTCTACCACCACCTCACCATCGCGCTTGTAGCGAAAGTCTGCGATGTATGAGCAGATCTTCTTGTCTTCACCATCCACTGTGATCCTGCACGGGAAATCCACCTGAACCTCGAGGTCGGTCAGTTCGCCAGTGGCTTCGTATTTCTTCAGGATTTTGTATCGTGCTGCTTCAAGCTTGGAGTCAAAGACAATGCCGTCGTACTCAGTCTTCTTTGCGAAGTACTTGCTCTTGCCCTTCCTTGGCGCCCTCTTTGGGATCACATCAACTACCGCCCATAAGTTTCTCTTCTTCCTGCTGGCGCAGGAACTGTGATGCACGATTAAACAGGGATGGCATCTGAGGTGCAACAGGCGCTGTGCTAGGCTGTGTAGGCGCACTTTGAGGAACACCTTGTGGTGCAGAGGCTTGTTGCAAAGCTTCCATCCTAGCGGCCTGTGCTTCGGCTTGAGCCTGTGGTCTGAATCGGGCGCCTTGGAACTGACTTCTAGCTTCACCAATTGCGCCAAAATCAAATGGGTTTGAAAGCTTGTCTTCGTTTGATTGAACTGCAAAAGCTATGGTTTCTTTGCTTGGGAAGAATGCATTAAATCGACCGGAAAGAACGTAGTTTAATTGAGGAACCTTAGCCTTCCTTAGTGGTTTTACAATTTCTGAAGTAGAAAGACCAAGGGTCTTTGCGTCTTCAATCGCCGTGTTCAAGTCGCGCAATGCTTTAAATCTTTGTTCGTTTGCGGTGATGTAAGCTTTGGTCAAATCCTCTGCGTCCGCTTTACCGCTTGTCTTGGCTATTTGATTGAAGATTCCTGCAGCATCCCTAACCTGCCTTCCAGCTTCGTACCCACGATACATCAAGGAAGTTTCAATCTTTGGCTTAATTGCCTTAACTCCAGTCAAAGCCTCAGTAAACTCTCCCATGGGGTCAATTCGTGCGCCAGATCGTTTCACTGCATCTTCTGGGTCTGTTATACCGGCAGCAAGACCTATGGCTTTAGGGAAGTCACCAAATCTCAACCCAAGACCGCCAGGCAAAGGCGACGTGACGGTTGATGTTATTTCAACAGGAGATGCTCCAGGCGTTAGGCCTTCTGCCAAGTGGGAAAAAGACTTACCAACCTTCACATCAAACGGGTCTGAGTCGTTGTAAACAGGACGACCAAACCTTGTTTGGTTTCGACCTATATCCAAGATCTTTTCAGTTAATATTGACTCGCCAAGAAATGGTGAAAAGAACTCTCGACCACTTTCTACTGCCGCATCAAAAGCTATTTGATTAAGTTCTTTCTCAGATGTGATGCCGTTATTCACCGCATTGAAAACGGCGCGGCCAGATCTTGTTAAGTAGTCATACGGATTTGTGTACGAGAAGTTATAGAAGTCAGTAATGTTGCCATTTTTATCCGTTGCGATGGGAATTAGCATGGCGTTGCGTTCCCAATCAGCAGCAAAAGAACGCTTGTATGCATTAACTTGTTCTAAATCAGAGCCGGTTAATGCTAGTCCCCCGGCCATCAAGCCGCCATAAAGGCCGCCATCAACCGTCAATGACCCCAGCAATCGACGCATGCCAATAGATCTAATGGCGGTTGATTCGTTGCCAAGCTCTTTCATCGCTCGGCTATAGACGCTGGCAGACGTTCTGATGATCTCAGCAGGGAATGCAACAAAGTTACCAAACGGCAACCTTCTTAGTTGTTGAATTGCTTGAGGAACACGGGCGTAGTTAGGAACTGTGTCTTTAACTATCGATGCCGCTTCTCTCTTCAAGAACTGCTGCAGTTCAAGTCCTTGTAATTCAGATACAGACCGGCCTTTAAGCATCAATTGATTCTGAACATCTGTCACAGGTATTTTTTTTGCGCCTTTCTTGAACGCATCCATGAGACGGCCAAGCTCCATCTCATAGCTGTATATTTTCCAGATGTCATCAGACCCCTGGTACAACTTACCGGCGAAGGTGTTTTGTATATTTGCAGCAGCCTCAACATATTTCCTGCCGAATACCCCCTTCTTGGCGCTAAGGGCATCCTTGAAAAGGTTTTCAAACTCACCGATCTTGGCATTCGTGTTTACGATCCCAAGCTCAATCAGATCGTCATAGTAGTTATCTATGTCGCCCTTCTTGATGTTGACAGTTTCATCTTTATTTCCTTTTACCAAAGAACCTGATCGTCCAATCTTCTTAGCCAATTCTTGTGGCGTACTTCCTGAAGGAAGATCAACAAGCCTCTGGCCTATTTGGCTGAACACAGTCTGTGCTGAATCTATTAGGTTCTCTGCGTTGCCGAAGTTACCGTTCTTCAGCGCAAAGAAAGATGCAGTGGTTGCGTTTCGTATTTGCGTTATTGGGCTTAGAACTGTTTTTGCTACTTGGGAAAAGCCTTTTGCCGCTAAGAACGTGGCCCAGATTCTGTTTGTGTCTGCACTCAAGATCTGCTGAGGCATGTCTTCTATTGCGCGCAGGTATTCTTCTTTGACGTACTTGCCTGCAAGCGGCCCGTATTTTTGTTTAGCCTCTGTTGTTACTGCTGCGTCACTAAGAGAACCTTCCATGCCAACACGCTTATAGCTATCAGCTTCCTGAAGCGACGAAGTCACTGGCCTAGAATCAAAAATAAACTTGCTGCCATCAGGAAGGGTATTGTTGTAAGCGTTCAAGTTTTGAAAGTATCTTGCCTTGTTAATGGCCTTTGACATGCCATCAATCGTGTCAATCGCTTTCGTTCTGATGCCGATGCGCTGCTCTTCTAAAGATCTTTGCCTGATGGTCCCAAGGCCAAAGTTCCCGTCCTTTTTCTTTATTCTTCCAATCACTTCAGAGGCACCAGAGTATTCACCCAAGAAGTCTCTGACTGCAGGAAGATCATTTAACTTTCTGTCTTTTAACGGGCCCCGCCTAACACCAGAAAGAGTTAAGTCATTGAATTGATCTGAGGGCTTAGTGTTAGGGTTGTTAAATGAAACCTTTTGCCTCAAGTCATTAAGCACCCCTAGAGCAGCTTCTTCTGATAGGCCTTGACCAGGGACGCTCTCAGAAATCTTTATGATTTCATCAAGTGCGTTTCTTAGTTGATCTTGATTTGGCACATACGCATCTTTGTCCTTGAAAGACCGATACATTCTTGTGGCGTAATAACCTTTGTTGTCTTTAATCGCGTTTGAAAGTCCTTCGGACAAATCCTTGGTCAGAAATGTATCGTTACGGATCGTGTCAGACAGGTTATCAATCTGAGTCCTGAACTTATCTGCAGCATCAAGAAGACTTAACTCTCGCTTGCCTCCAAACAATGACTTTGATGTGGCGCCTTTAAGCTTTCTGTCTAGGGCAACAAGAGCCTCACGTCCTTCCTGTCTGACCACGTCTCTAGGCTTAAACCCTGGGGCAGTTGAGACTCCAACGTTTTCAGCAAACATGTAATTGTTCAGCGCATTAAGCGTCAGTCGCTCATCTGTCTCGGTTAGATTGCCACTGCTCTTCAACGCTTTGAGCGCGTTATCTACTTCTTCCATGCTCTGACGAGCACGTTGATTTTGTGCGCTGATCTGCTGGGTCTTCAATGCTTGTAGCTGACGGCTAAACACATCTGGCATCTCGCCTTGAAAAGTCAGGTACTTTCTAGCTTTCTTTGAAGCTTGAGCTAGGTTTCTTTGCAAGAAGGTAGGGTCTTCTATGTCAGCTTTAACACCAACATTTTCTAAGATACTGTCTGGATCTTTGATGGCTTGAGCGGTGCGCTTTACAACGTCTGTGCTTGCAACAGCATCAACTCCTTTGCCTATCACTGGAGCAGCAACTCTGACTGCGGCAGGTACTCCAAGCAATAAAGTTGCTCCTTCACCAGCCACTTTAAGTCTGTTGCCAAGTTCTGCAGCAGCGCGTTCAGCACCTTCTAGCTCAGAAGCATCAAGTCTTTTGGTTGGTCCGCCATCAAAGAAGTCGCCAAGGGTTTCAACATCAGGCGTAGTGGCTGCGAAATCTGCAGCGGCAAAGGAGCCAATTTGTCCAGCGCGACCAAGCTGAGCGGCCTTTGCTGCTTTTGCAGCAGCGCCACCTGGGACTGCAAACTGTGTGATGAATTTTGCAGCTTCGCCTAAAGTCGTGTATGTGGTTGGTTTGTATTGGCTGAAGAAATCTCTCACCGCTTCAGCATTGCTTTCTTCTGCATCAGTAGCGTAGTCGATTAGTTCTGCTGGAAGAGAAGCAACACCCTCTACAGCACCGACAACGCCCGCACCTATGCCTCGGCCAATATCACCAAGGGCAGATACGTCTTCTTCGCCTAGCTGGGCACCACGCTCTACTAATGGGTTTTCATCTAGATATTTTTGAGCAGTGCTTCTGGCAACTTTTTGATCATCTGTATTTACATTTACAGATCTGCCGTCAGGCAACCTTACAGTGATCATTATTCAGTAGGCTCAAGAGTTACTGTTTCGCCAACGGCTGAAGCAGAAGTTGGTGCTCCATAAATTATAAAGGCAGCTCTTTGTTGAGCTTCTAGTAGCCTTTGCTCTTCTGTTTTATCAAGATTTTTTGGGTCTTTTGCTCCTTCATTGAAAAGGGTTAAAACCGCATCTTGATACCTTTGTTCTTTTTCAGTTGCAGTGTCTTTGCTTAGCAGCAAATCAAGCAACTCATCAACACTTGCTTCTGGTTTCAACTCCTTCAGAAGCTTGAGGTTATCTTCAAGCGCAGTTCCTTTATCTCTTTGCGCCTCAAGCTGCTTGTACTCTTCTTTGCCCAAAGTGAAGTCGCTGAAGAAGTCACGCGGTACAAAACCTTCTGACGGCTGAGCCGCTTTAGCTAAAGCATATCTGGTGGCTGGATCCTGCAAGCTTTCAAGCACTTGGCCACCTGCACCCTTCAACATATCAAGAAATGTTTGAGGTTCTGCTGTTTCTGTATCATCGCCTCCACCACTTTCAGTAACAACAACAGGTGTCGGTACTTCAGGTGGCGGAGCATCAGGAGCCTGCTGATCTCCACCAATAAGAGCAGGTGCTCCAAGGCCAAGGGCAGCTATGCCAGCCGCAGTTTTCTTGGGACTTTCTTTGGCAGCAGAAACAGCACGTTCACCTAAGGATTTAGCACGCGAAGCGGCAGATGGGCCTGCGATTCCGGGCAAGTTCATTTGAACACCTTTTGCAGCTTTTGCGGCCTTAGAAGCTGTTCTTGCGGCCATCAGACCCCTAGCTGTGATACCAAGCAGGCCAGCCCCTCCTATCGGAATGGTTAAGGCCGCTAAAGTACTTCTAATAGGAGCGTCGGTATCAAACAAAAGACCGCCTGGACCAAACAACTGATCGACAAGCTCTTCTTCGGTGCCTGTTGCAACAATCTCATCATTAACTTCGCCACCTTCTGCATACCCACGGATCGGCGCAACGCCTGCCATGATGCCGCCACCTTCACGCATCTGTGGTGTTTGGAACATAGGCCGATTCATCACGTCGCTATCCATCATTCCACCCATCCTCATTGCATTAGCTTCAGCCATAGCGATAGCAATAGCCTGCTTAGGGTTGGTTACTTTCTTGTCTGACCCGCCTGACTTTAGGGTGCCTGACTTGAACTCCCTCATGACCTTGCCAACCTTTTTGCTTTTAGCTTGCTTGCTTGCGCTCATAGTCAACCTTTGAATAATCTACTCGGTAGTAACCGTCTTCGCCCAAAGATACTGCTGTAGGATCAACATTAATCAAGTCCTGGGCGATAACGCCTTCAGTTGGCCCATCAACCCCCATAGCCTTAGCGGTGTCATTCCAACTCCAAGTGTACCAACCAACGCCAGAATCCGTCTCGTCAACCTTCATGACGTTTTCTTTCAACCGAATGTCAGATGGGAAAAACGATGCAACTGTGCCTGCAATATTAGCGACTTTCGAGAAAGTGCTTGGCTTTTGATAAGTTTGGTTTTGATTAGTGCCAACGCTGTAACCGCTTGAGTATCCAGGCATAAACTGATTGCCTTGGCCAAGGACCTGCATGCCTCGCTGTAGTCTCATGAACGGCTCATCAGCCATCTGCGTAGCAGCCTTGTATTGAGCATCAAGTCCGCGTTGTTGAACGCCTCGACCAGTCGCTCCCAATCCAGCCGTCGTACCAATCTGGCTAGTAAGCATATCGAAGCCTTGCTGGCCTAGACCTGCAATGCCTTGAGCGCCTGCACGCATGCCTTGCTGTCCAGCTTGATAGGCACTTAATGCATCGCCAAATGCGCCGCGAGACAGTCTGTCCATACCTCCTGCGGCACCTTGCATGCGAGACATTTGATCTCCAAAGATTCCAGAGCCAAGCTGTTGAGCAGATTGGAACTGAGATCCGATACCTCTGGCGATATCTGCGCGTTGTCCCGCTAGACCACCAATGCCTTGCTGCGCCTGTAATCCTAGAGCGCCACGCTGTTGCGCCATCTGGCCAGCGTATTCTTGAGCAGACATGCCTAATTGTGCGGCGCGTTGAGCAATATCAGCTTGAGCTTGACCAGATTGCAAACCCATTTGACCTTGTTGCTGAGCTATTCTGCTTTGCATTTCTTGAGTAGAAATGCCTAAGTCTGCAGCTTGTCTTGCAATATCAACTTGAGATTGGCCCCGCTGAAGACCTAACTGGCCTCGTTGTTGAGCAAGCCTACCGGCCAACTCCTGGGTAGATATACCCATCTGTGCAGCGCGTTGAGCGATGTCTGCTTGAGAAGTCAGGCCACTAAGGCCAAGTTGACCGCCCTCAAGCGCGCTACGCTGCGCCAACTGCTCTGCGCTCAGCCCTAAGTTCGCTGCTTGTTGTGCGGCACTGATACCCGTCTGTGCGCCTGCCTGACCCAGAGAGCCGGTCATTTGTGCAGCTTGCTGCCTACGAGCCTGGGACTGCTCAAACGCCTGCTGTGCGGCCTGCTGTGCCTGCTGGAAGCCTTGTGAGCGCAACTCTGCGCCCGTCTTAGCTTGTTGCTGCAAGACGTTACGACCAATCTCAGCCTGTGCTATGGCTCCGCGAGAGCCGCCAAAGGCGCCAGATCGAACTGCTTGATCACGAGCAGCTATCTTTTGCTGTTCGCCTAAACGTGCAATCTCGGCTTGCTGAGCTTCAATAACATCTCTATTGAAAGGGTCCATGAAACTGCTTACTGAGGATGGATCGAACTGAGCGCCTGTGCCTGCAAGACCCGCAATGCCTTGAAGTGCGGCAGCTTTACCCATTTGACCAGCAGAGCGAAGATCTTGCCCCGCCATCTGTGTCTGCATTCTTGCTCGCTGAGCAGCATCCATGGCGCCAGCTTGAGCACCGCCAACTTGTCCACCAATCCCTTGGGCAGCGCGCCCCATAGCCCTTTGACCAATGCGAGACTCTCTGCCAGCACCAAGTTCAGCGCCACGCAGATCCATCATTGCAGAGCCAACGTCGCGATCAATGCCGCGTCCCGCAGCATCTAATCTTCTTTGGCCAACAAGAGCCTCTTGAACCGCCCTGTCGCCAGCAGCGCCCATGCCTCTTTGAGAAGCCAAAATGTCTTGTCTAATGTCACGGCCAGCGGTATCTAACCCTGCTTGACCAATGGCAGCTTCTAGGCCAGTTGCTCTAGCAGCATCCATCATGCCTCGTTGAGCCAAAAAGGCTTCTCGACCCATACCTCTTTGGGCGCGACCAATATCTCTTGAAGCGCCCATCTGCATCGCACGAGCTTGTTGGTCCACGAATTGTTGACCCATGCGAGGGTCATAACCACGGGTGCTTTGTTCATATAAAGATCTAGCGCGTGGATCTGCAAACGCCCCAGCAGAGCGAGGGTCAAATCCTCTTGCCGCCCTACGGAACATGTCTTGCGACTCAGAAAGCTGCTGGCCAAATCCGCCAAGCCCACCGGCTAGGTTGCGTGCTTGTACTTCTAATGGCGAAAGACCGGCTACTTGCTGTACAGGGATTGGAATCTGCTGGTTTATCATCCCGTATTCGGGGTTGAAATACAGGTCCATCAACTGACGGGAGGTTAGCTCAACAGCAGGATCAGAATATTGCTGTTGAGCTTGAGGCTGAACTGTTGGTACGGCTGTTTCGACTTCCTTGGTAGAACCGCTAAAAAATGACATTACGCTTTCCTCATTGCTTTTTCACCAGCTTTTTGCAGCGCATACATCATGCGTGCGCCTTCCCTGCGCTGGTCAGCTTTAGAGCCATTGGCACCACCCAACTTGCCTACTCCACGAACTGCTTTAGCATTTACAACAAACTCGCCATCGCTAAGCATGGCAGGGATATCGTCAGATGTTTCAGTCCCTGGACCAGAGATAGGGCCGTTCATGCGGGGGTATTTAACGTCGCCACCGTCCGCATAAAGCATTGATGAATCGCCCATCTCTCCTAACGCGGCTGTGCCACCAGTAGGTCTTCCTTTAACAATATCTGTTATGCCGCTACCTATGGATTTTAAATCTGCGCCAAGGCCACCCGAAGACTTACCCCCACTCTTGATGTATTCAAGAAGCTCTTCACGAGTCATATCTTCTATGCGCTTTCCGCCAAGGGCACCGATACCACCAGCCGGAGCCATGTTTTTGTTGTAATTTTGCATGCCCTTCAAAGCAATGTCTTTAAGACTACCTAAACCTTTTGTTGCAGCACCTCCAAGAGCAGTTGCGCCACTGCCAATTGCCGACATCAAGCCACCCAAGAACATTTCTTGTGGGTAAGTTGAGGCAATACCGCCTTCAGCCATGCCTATATAACCAGTTCCTATGTCACCTATGGCATTAGCAATGTATTCGTCAAACGTCTTAAAAAGCGGCAATCCTTGCTCCGCTCTGGTCTGGTTTATGTCAATTAAAAACTGATCTTTGTTGCTTTCAATATCTGACGGGTCGAAAACATCTGTCTCTTCTGGGACAGGCGTGCCATCTGGGTAAACCTTAATGGTTTCTGGCTGAGTTCCAGGTGGAACGTAGCCTGGTGGAACT